TCGGTGGCGACGAACCAGATCATCACGTCGGCGAACAAGGACGCGGCCTACATCGGCGCCGTCTCCCTGTACCGCTCCGACTTCGGTGAGCTGAACGTCGTGGTCGATCGGTTCATGGGCAACGACCGCCTGTTCCTGCTCGACACCGACTACGCCTCGATCACCACGCTGCCGGGCCGTAACTTCACGGTCAGCGACGTGGCGCCGACGGGCGATGCGACCAAGTTCGCGATCATCGCGGAGTGGTCGCTCAAGGTGCTGGCGCCGAAGGCGCACGCGGCGGTCTTCGACCTGACCGGCGCGTAAGCAGCGCGACTACTGCGGAGGGCGGCGGGGCAACTCGCCGCCCTCTTTCTTCTGCAAGAAAACAGCGAGTTCCTTTCATGCGGAAGCTCATCAAGAGCGACCCGGCCACCGGCACGCGCACCTGGCTCGAATGGGACGGCGACACGCCAGTCTTCGCGCTCGAGCAGAACGTCGACGCCATCGTCGACGCGAACAAGGCCGCGCAGAACGACGTCGGCAGGGGGTCGTTCATGCGCCACGGCGGCCCGCAGAAATACGCCGAGATCCCGGCGGCGATCTTCTGGGCGAAGGTCAAGGAGTTCGGCTGGCCGCGTGACAACCCGCAGGCCTGGCGCGACTTCGTGAACCATCGCGACTACCGCCACTTCCGCACGATCGGGGCGACCATCTGATGGCGATCACGACCTACAGCGAGCTGAAAACCGCGGTCGCCAACTGGCTCGCGCGCAGCGACCTGACCGATCGCATCCCCGAGTTCATCGCGCTGGCCGAGGCGCGCATGTCGCGCGCGCTCGAGACGCGCGCCCAGGAGAAGCGCGCGACCTCGACGATGACGGTCGGAGACGCCTACATCCTGCTGCCAAGCGACCTGCGCTCGGTTCGGTCGGTCAAGCTGCTGACCTCTCCGGTCTCGACGCTCGACTACCTGTCGCCCGATGGCATCGACACGAACTACCCGTCGACAGGAAACGGCAAGCCGGTGGCGTACACGGTGATCGGCAGCGAGATCCGCTTCGCGCCGGCGCCCGACGACGACTACGACGTCGAGATCGCCTACATCACTGGCGTCACGGCGCTGTCGGATGCGTCGCCGACGAGCACGCTCCTGACGCGCTACCCCGACGCCTACCTCTACGGCGCGCTGGCTGCGGCGGCCGTCTACCTCATGGACGACCCGCGCGTGCCTCAGTTCGAGCAGCTGTTCAGCCGCGCGCTCGCCGAAATCTCGACCAGCGAGGACGGCGCCAAGTTCGGCGGCTCGTCGCTGGTCATGCGCCTCGCCTGACAGGAGCTGCCATGTCCAAGTCCAATGCCTTCGAGCAGAGCCTGCTCGAGCTGCTGTTCAACAACAGCAACATCGCGAACGTCGGCGACGCGACCGGCCTGCGCGGGTCAAGCACGGCTGGCAGCCTCTACATCGCGCTGCACACGTCCGATCCTGGCGAGGCGGGTTCGCAGACGACCAACGAGTGCGCCTACACGAGCTACGCGCGCCAGGCGGTCGCGAGGTCGGTGGCCGGCTTCACGATCAGCGGCAACACCGCGTCGCTCGCCGCGAACGTCGACTTCCCCGAGGCGACCGGCGGCAGCGAGACCGCGACGCACTTCTCGATCGGCACCAGCTCGTCTGGCGCTGGATCGATCCTGTACAAGGGCAGCATCACGCCGACCGTCGCCATCTCGTCGGGCGTCATCCCGCGCGTCAAGTCTGGCTCGATTGTCACCGAGGACTGATCCATCGTGGCTGTGATCGTCACAGTCTCGCCGGAGATATCGCTCGACAGCCTGACCACGTCGATCGACGCGCTTGCCGAGACGCTCGACACCATTGGCCTGCCGCATGGCGTCGCGACGTGCGCCGCAGCATCCGGCCGCGTGGTTGCGGCGTTCCCGCAGGCGTCGATCGACAGCTTCTCGACGTCGATCGACGCTCTCAGTGGATCGATCGACGAGCTGGGGCTCGCCAAGGGCGTGGCGACAGTTTCTGCGTCGGCTGCGCGAATTGCGGGTGCTGCGGCGTCAGCTGTCGGCGCTGCTTCAGCGGCGGCTACTGCGTGCAGCATCGCCTCAGCGTCTCCGTCCGCTGCTGGCGCTGCAGCCGGCAATGCCTCGTGCGCGCGCATCGTCGCAACATCCGCAGCGGCGAGCTCGGCCGCGAGCGGCGCGGCGGCGAGCGGCGCCACGGTTGGCGTCCAGGCGAGCGCGGCGGGCGCGGCGACGATCAGCGCGCTCGCCTCGAGGTTCCTGCAGGCCAGCGCGGACATCGCGTCTGGATCTGCAAGCGTGGCTGCGCTTGCCGTGCCGACGCTGGCGACGGCCATCGTGCCGGCGGCGGGCGTGGCAACGGCATCGGCGGCCGGCAATCTGTTCCGCGCTGGCACCGGATCGTGCGAGGCAAGCGCAACGGCTTCTGCGACGGTGGTGTCGTTCGCACTGACGACGCCCGCGTCGAGCGGCGCGGCATCTGCTGGCGCGGACGCACTGCGTATCGGTTGGGGGCTCGGCGTCGCCGGCGCCGAAACATGGTCCGAGCAGGCGGTCGGCGCGGAGGCCTGGTCGCAGGCCGCGGCCGGCAGCGAGACATGGTCCGAGCAGGCAGCCGGCGCTGAGACGTGGACCGACGCGGCAAACGGCAACGAGACCTGGGCAGAGGCGGCATGATCGAGCTCGGACAATGGCTGCCTGACCAGCCGGCGCTGAACAGCCCGGGTGTGACGGTGGCGAAGAATGCGCAGCCGGCTGCCCGCGGATACAAGCCGTTCCCGGCGCTGTCGGCGCTGTCGCAGGCGGCCACCGAGCGCCTGACCAACATCGCCGCCACGAAGACCGCCGGCGGCACCGTCACGATCTACGCCGGCGGGCTGTCGAAGCTCTGGAAGTTCACGAAGAGCACCGGCGCGCTGTCGGACGTGAGCAAGAGCGGCGGCTACGCAACGTCGTCGTCGGACAGGTTCTACTTCACGACCTTCGGCGACCGGCTCATCGCCTGCAACAACGCAGACGCGATCCAGTCGATCTCGATCACCAGCGGCGGCAATTTCGCCGACCTCGTCGCAGGACTGTCGTCCAAGTTCATCACCACGGTGCGCGACTTCGTCGTGAGCGCCAACGTGACCGAGAGCGGCACGACCACGCCATACAGGGTGCGCTGGTCGGCGATCAACGACGCCACCAGCTGGACTGTCGGCACCAACCAGGCCGACTACCAGGACATCGCGGACGCCGGCGCGATCACGGGGCTGTGCGGTGGCGAGTTCGGGGTCGTGTTCCTCGAGCGCGCGATCGTGCGGATGCAGTACGTCGGCTCTCCGCTCGTGTTTCAGTTCGACCGCGTGGAGACCGCGCGCGGCTGCGAGTATCCAGGCAGCGTCGTGCAGCTCGGTTCGACCTGCTTCTACATCGCGTCCGACGGGTTCTATGCCTTCGACGGCAACGCCTCGCGGCCGATCGGCAGCGAGCGGGTCAACCGCTGGTTCTTCGAGAACTCGAACGCGGCCTATCGCGACCGGATCACCGCCGCCGTTGATCCTCTCAACCAGATCGTGGCGTGGTCGTTTCCGTCCGCGCAGAGCGGTGGCGGGCCGGATCGGCTGATCATCTACAACTACGCCATCGACAAATGGAGCTACGCCGAGGTCACCAACGACTTCGTCGGGGCGCTGTTCAATGCGTCCTACACGCTCGACGATCTCGACAGCATCTCCGGTTCGCTCGACGCGCTTGGCGTGTCGCTCGACAGCTCGTCGCTCAAGCTCGGCAAGTTCGTGTTCGGCGGCGGCGTGGACAGCAAGATCGGCACGTTCACCGGCTCGTCGCTCGAGGCGACTATCGAGACTGGCGAGGCGAACCTGGTCGACGGCGGCCACGCGCTGGTCACGCAGGTAACGCCGCACACGAGCGGTGGCACGGTGACCGTGCAGGTCGGAGAGCGCGCGCGCCAGCAGGACAGCGTGAGCTACGGCGCGGCGTCGTCGCTCAACGCCGCCGGCTTCTGCCCAGTGCGCTCGGCCAACAAGTTCCATCGCGTCAGGCTGAACCTGACGGGTGAGTGGACGCAGGCCTATGGCGTCGACTTCGCGGCCAGCAGGACCGGCAGGCGCTGATGGCAGACAACCAATTTCGCGCGCTGCCGCTCGCGCACGGCGCGCGCGACGTCTACGAGATCGTCAACAGCCTTCGGGATGGCAAGGTCAACTCGACCGGCAGCGTGACGCTGACGGCGAGCTCGGCGACGACCACGGTGTCCGACCTGCGGGCGGGCCAGGACAGCGTGATCCTGTTCATGCCGCGCACGGCCAATGCCGCCGCGGCGATCGGCGGCCTCTATGTGAGCGCGCGCGGCAAGCAGACGTTCACGCTGACGCACGCGAACAACGCCCAGACGGACCGCACCTTCAGCTATGTCGTTCTCGGCTAGCTGGGAGAAGGCGCGACGCATCCTCGCGCCGGCAATCGATCACGGCGGCACGCACAGCGAACGGGACGTCTTCGACGCGATCGTCGCAGGCCAGGCGCAGCTCTGGATGCACGGCGACAGCGCCGCGGTCACCGAGGTCATCAGCTACCCGCTGCTGCGTGCATGCCGGGTGTGGCTGGCCGCCGGAGACCTCGATGGCATCAAGGAGATCGAGCGGCAGGTCGAGGGCTGGGCGCGGCAGAACGGCTGCGCGCGGCTCGAGATCATCGGGCGCAAGGGTTGGCTCAAGAAACTCAGGCACGCGGACGTGCGCGTGCTGATGACGAGAGGGCTATGAGATGAGCGGTGGCGGATCGAAGACCGAGTATGTGACGTCCAATCGCACGACCGAGCCTGCGGCGTTCATCAAGCCGTTCCTCGAGTACGGCGCGAACGAGGCGCAGCGGCTCTACCAGAGCGAGCTGCCGAGCTATTACCCGCAGAGCACGGTCGTCGGCTTCGCTCCGCAGCAGGAGATGGCGCTCCGCGGCATCGAGCAGCGTGCGCTGGCGGGCTCGCCGCTGACCGCCGCCGCGCAGCAGAACCTCGCCAGCACGCTCGGCGGTTCCTTCCTGTCGGGCGGCAATCCGTACCTGCAACAGGCAATCCAGAACGCGGCGCAGCCGACGATCGACGCAGTGCAGAGCCAGTTCAGCGCCGCCGGCCGACTCGGCAGCGGGGCGAATATGGACGTGCTGTCGCGCAATGTCGGGCAGATCGCCCAGAACATGGCCTTCGCGAACTACGGCGACGAGCGCACGCGCCAGATGCAGGCGCTCGGCATGGCGCCGGCGATGGCCGCGCAGGACTACGCCGACTTCAACGCGCTCGCGGGCGTCGGCGATGCTCGCCGGCAGCAGTCGCAGGCGGAGCTGCAGGACCAGGTCAACCGCTGGAACTTCGAGCAGAACACGCCGGCCGAGAAGCTTGCCAAGTACATGGCGCTGGTCGGCGGCGGCCAGTTCGGCTCGACCGGCACCGACACGCGGCCGGTGTTCTCCAACCCGATGGCCGAAGGCCTCGGGCTGGCGACCGGCGCGGCTGGGCTCGGGAACATGCTGTTCGGCAAGCCGTCCGCATTCAGCGGCGGCGGCCTTCTGCGTGGCCTGTTCTGAGAGGTGCGATAATGGCAACCCAAGACGAGCTCCTCGCCGGCCTCCTCGGCGGCATCCCTGGCGGTCCGCTGACGCAGGGCCTGCTTGCGACCAGCGCCGGCCTGCTCTCCGCCGGCGGCCCGTCCTACGAGCCGCGGTCGTTCGGCGGCGCGCTGGGGGCTGGCATGATGTCCGGCCTCAACGCCTACCAGCAGGCCCAGCAGAACGCGCTGTCGCAGTATGTCGGCGCGACCAAGCTGATGCAGCAGATGCGCCAGCAGCAGGCGCTGACGGACCTGACGCAGGGGATGACGCCGCAGCAGCGCGCGCTGGTCATGGCGAACCCAGAGGCGGCCACTGGTGCGATGGCGAAGGATGCCTGGTCGAAGACCGACCTCGCCAAGAAGATCGGCGACTACCAGGCCAACCTCAACCACCCCGATCCGCTGGTCCGCGAGGCGGCGGTCGCGCAGCTGGCTGCCGAGACGCCAGCCTTCAAGGCGCTGGTCGCCGGCGCCACCGCCCGCGCCTCCGAGCGCGGGCGCTTCGACGCGGTCTCCACGCAGGAGCTCGCGGCGCGCGCCGGGGCCGAGGCTGGCGCCCGGGAGGCCGGCACCTTCTACGCCGTGCCGGACAGCGTCCGCGCCGCTCGTGCCGGCGCCACCTCCGCAGCGCAGGCGGCGGGCAGCTTCTACGGGGCGCCGCAGCGCATCGGCGACAGCTTCGTGTCGATCCCTGCGCCTGGCGCCCCTGCGCCTGGCGTCCCAGTGGCCCCAGGAGCGCCCAGGATGGGCGCTGGAGCGCCTCAGGTCGGTGGTGGTGCTCCCGGTGCTCCGGTGGCGCCTGGCGCTCCTGCGGGCCAGCCTGGCGCTCCCAGCGTCGTCTACAGCGCGCCCCGAGACGCAGAGAAGACGGCGTCGATGGAAGACACGCTTCGGCAGAATTACGTCAAGATGCCGGAGGTCACCGGGTACAAGGAAGTCGTGACGGCGTTCAACTCCGCCACGACCGCGGGCAACACGCTCGCTGGCGACCTCAACCTCGTCTATGCCTTCGCCAAGGCCATGGACCCCGGCTCCGTCGTCCGCGAGGGCGAGCAGGTGATGATCGCGCGGACCGGCGGCGTGTTCGATCGCCTCAAGGGCATGGTCGAGTCGATCAACGGCGGAGCGAGGCTGACGCCCGAGATCCGCATGGCTCTGATGAACGAGCTCAACACGCGCGTGCTGGCGTGGCAGCGGCAGCATGACGCGGTCAGGTCGCAGTACGAGAACATCGCGCGCGATCGCGGGCTGAAGGTCGGCAACGTGGTCGATGCGCCGCCCGTCATCACCTTGCCGATCACCCGCACCCAAGAGGACGTCGAACGGCTGCCCCGCGGCCAGATGTTCCGCGACCACCTCGGCAACATTCGCGTGAAGTGAGGTCGCAATGCCCGACATCGACTACGGTGACAGCCGGATTGTCGTTCCTGCAGGACGCGCAACGCCTCCCCAGATCGACTACGGAGACGCGAGGATAGTCGTTCCTGCCGGATCGACAGGGCGCTCGCTGAACATCGACATGCGCGGCGCGCCGGGCTCGGTCAGGGCTGCAGTCGGCGGCGCGCCGGCGGCAGACAGGCTCGCGACGCTGCAGGCCTACTACCCCGACGCCAGGCCGCTGGGCGACGACAACTTCGTCTTCACCGACCCGCAGACCGGCCAGCAGACGATCTACAACCCGCGCGGGCTCGACGTCGGAGACCTGTTCAGCCTGCGCCCCGAGGCCGCCGAGATGGCCGGCGGCGTGATCGGAGGCCTGTTGGCTACTCCGCCGGCGCTGCTGACGGCGAGACAGAGCGGTGGCAAGTCGGTCGCCGTCGGCATCCCGGCGGCTGCAGCCGCTGGCGCCACGATCGGCCGTGAGCTCGAGAACCTCTACGCCACACAGTTCGATGGCCGCGTAGACACGCGCTCCGGCGGGCGACAGGCAGCGGACGCCGCCACGACGTTCGGCGTGAACGCGGCTGGCGGCTACCTGTTCCCC